TCATGCTACTTTTATGTTATCAAGTAAAAACTGTGCCAGCTCCTCCTCTGGAATCAGTGCTGATTCTAGGAGTCGGTATTTATGTTCATCTGCTGGATAATCCCTATAATCTCAAGGGAATATTTCTGTGTATTTCCATTCATCTCAATTGTATCAACGAGTTAACTCATTCTCTACACAGAATTGCCAAAGCCCACTCTCTAGACTTACGATGCTCCTAATGTGCTTTCCTTCTGGGTTTATGTATCATTCAGAATTATACACAAAAATTCTGGATGACCTTATTATAATTTTTTTGGATTTTTCTCCCCAAGGCTTCCATCCTCTCTGTATAAGAGAGTTAAGGAGTTTTTCTAATTCTTGCATAATTTATAAAAAAGAAATAAAAATCTGATTTAGTTCTTCTGTATGAGTGAATAAACATAGTCTATACACTCATCAGTCTGATCATCAATGCTCAACCCTAGCTCTCTCCAAAGTCAAAGACGACTTAATTGACCAAGAAGCTTGACAAGATATTCTCAATAGCTTATCTCTATATTTTCTTTTATCCGTTTTATGACATCTCATATCATCACTGGATGACCAATGATTTCTTCTATACTATAACACCTTGAATTTACACCATCTTCAATCACAATAGTATTGCGAATGTTTCAATCTACTCCTTTGTAAGAATCTAAAAATCAAACATTCTCTCTATCTATAATGCTATAGATTCACTTACTAAATTTTACCTTACATCCAAATGTAAGCTCCTTATTCGCCATCTCTTTATAGATGGCAGTGATTTTTTCTTCTCTGGTCATTTTGTAATAAAAAAGGTTCTAAAAGTCTGAATTTATCGTCTTTGTTTTTGTATTCTATCAGGAACTACCAAACGACAGCCTCTTCTCTCTGAAATCTCAAGGTCTCAGGACTCTAAATCCTTGATTGCACTTTCTGCATCTTCTCTCTTGAGATAATCATACCACCCAAAGAGGCTGTTGTCAGGTCACATTCGCCCTTGCTGGAGATCAATAATTGAATAAACAAAGTTCTTGATAGCAAAGAAAGGCTTTGCCATTATGAGATACCTCTTATTCCTCCAGATGACTTTGTATGGCTTCTTCTCTCCGAAACACCATATCTTGTCTCAAGGTTTGAGTCTATTTCGCTTTTTTACCATTCTTTCAGAAAATAAAAACTAAATCTGATACGATACGGTGAATCACCGGATACAATGAGATACCTCAATTCATAACCCACCAAACCATAGTTGTTCTGTCTCCGACATCGATGTCGGAGAGATGTGGGACTTACTAGGTTGGAACTCATAAGTGGTGTTGGTAACGACATCGATGTCGGTACCCTTAAGCATTGATTAGCTCAGGATTCTCGTATATATTCCCTATTATAACGACATCTCTTCTCCCGTATGGAGAAAATCAGGCTTTGAACTCATCTTCAAAAAGGAATCCAGCAACCTCATCATCTCGGATTACCTTATACTTCATCGCAGCTGGTCTTGTTGACTGCACTATATCTCACTCGTAGATATCTCTTCCGTTCTTGTCTCTCAGTCAGGTGGATTGCATAGGGATATAATCTCTATGTAATCCCGCCAAAATTAAAGATAGCATAATGGTCTTGAGATTTCTAAGAACATCCCAAGATATTATTTTTTTGCCCGTCCAAGCTCTGAATTTAATTGGTCTCATATTAATTAACCATAGAAGTTAAAAAATATATTGGATTATACCCTATTGCCAGATACATTATTATGTAGTCTGATTCAGAGCATATATTCATATCATCAAAGATACAGCTTTCCCTTATGATATTGAACAACCATTCCTTATTTAGCTTATCATTCGCTACCAACCATTCAATGAATCAGAATTTTTTACTGATGATTTCTGCTTCTTCAGCATGAAATCAGTCCTCATTCTCAAAGAATATATCTCTTCCTCATTCTATCTCTTGGTCAATAGCAACAATCCCACTCTGTCAGAGATACTCATTGAGGAGTTGTAGTAGTTTTTCCATTATGTAATAATAAATTAAATAAAACTGATCTAATCCTTGAATATCTCTCTGAAGATGTGAGCTATCACATCAACCGTCCACCCATTCCCTAGCATCTTATACCTCTGAGAGTTACTGACTCATTCTGTATAGTTATCAGGTAAGGTCTGCAATCTCTCACATTCTATAGGCGTGAGCTTTCTGTATCATTTCCCACAATTTACAAAATTGTTATATTGCCAAGAATTACTCGAGAGGGTTGGGGATTTCCCCTCCTTAATTCCTCCTGTATTTTTACCTCTTGGAAGCTGGTATATTGAATTGAACACTAATTGCCTGCGACCCTTAGCATAGGACTTAAGATTACCTCCTTTAGCGTAATTTGCATCTATGCAATAGGACTTATCCTGATCTACTATGCCATAATCTATAATATCCTTCAGCAGAATTCCTTTATCTTCTGGCTGACTAACTACAACCTGAGAATAAGATCAGTCTTCGTTTCTTTTCCCTACTCGGTAGAGTCTTTTTCTCCTCTGAGCTGATACCAAAGCAGAGTCAATCTCTACAGGCTGAATTCAGAAGAGATGCTCTGAGATGGTATTCTGTCGTTCCTTCTTCATTTTTACATTTTCCAAAAGAAAATATCTCGGCTTTGCCTCGTTCAGAATTCTGACAAACTCGAAGAAGAGTTTTGAGCGAGGATCATTGAAGTTCAGCCCCTTGCCTGCATTAGAGAATCACTGACAAGGGCTTCCTCCTATGAGGAGATCTAGTCATCACGATCACAACCTATAATATGATCATTCTGACTTAATGCGGTATCAATGATCAATCCCTCAGGTAAGCGTATAGAAAACCTCAACTCACTCGGCATTTCCAATCTGATGAATATCAGGGAAGTTTTTAGTTGCAATCTGTATTGCATACTTATCAATCTCGCTGGCAAAGTATCTCCGAACAGGTATTCAAGCTCTCTCTAGTGCTAGCCTTCAACAACTCATGCCATCAAAGAGGGATAGGACTGCTATTGGTTCCATTCTTCTTTTGGTATCTTCATAAAAACTAGTCGTATTGTCGTTCCATTCCTACCGCTCCTTGTCCCGAAGAGTGGAGTATAGTCTATAGCCTTGAGGACTTCATGGAGCTTAACTTGATTCTCGTTCCACTTGAATACGAGAGTTCCATACGGCTCAAGCACTCTCATACACTCTCTGAATCACTGTTTCAGATCGTCTGGCCATCCCTCCTTGGTAAGCTTACCATACTTCCCCTTGAGCCAAGATTTTTCCCCAGCATGCACTAAGTGCGGAGGATCAAATACGACAAGCTTATAAGAATTATCAGGTCTTGGAATATTCCTAAAGTCGGCCACAAAATCTGGATCCACCTCAAAGTTAGGTCTCGCAGGGATAAATCAGGCTTCTTCTGTTCTTATGTCCATATACTCAGCTAATGGATTCTCCTTATCCCATCGGAATGTTCTTCATCCACAGCATACATCTAGTATTTTTTTCATCATATATACATAATCTAAAATCCAAGGAAGGCTGGCTCTGCCCCAGCGAGCAAGAGACTCGTCTATCCTATGTGGAGACTGTTGTTAATTCTTTATTCCCTTGTGCTTCCTTGATAATGGAGGAGCGTCCTCCTCCGAGAAAGACTAACCTTAGTATGCTCTCTTACGAGACGCCTGTTGTTAGCTGCTATTGCAACAGGTTGGACTCAAACCAACATCCTTGAGTTATAACCTCTTGGCTTTATCATTAAGCTACTGTTGCATTTATATAATTAAGCCCCAGACGGGATTCGAACCCGCGACTCCCTATTGGATATAGGGCGATGGGAGATTTGAAGTCTCCTGACTTGACCACTAGTCTACTGGGGCAGACTCCCAAAAAAGGGAGAAAAGATTAATATAGTTCATAAACGTTTTTTTGTGCAAGCAATGTGGGCTTGCTATTGTCTACAAGCTGAATTGGAGCATCCACACGATAATAAGGCAAACAATTCTGACTTACTTTGCGGTTGCCGTTGGTATCAAGGGTTCTGCATGCTCCTGTATGCGCACTCTTCAGCTGATACCCTTTTTTGAATTTATAGCCTACGACTTCCCAAACATCCTCCCTAGGAGCTCAGTCAATATACACTGGATTCATGAATGCGATATAGCTTCAGATTTCCAGTCTTCTAATTTTTTGCTTATATTGCTTGTCGTTAGTTCTCCCTTCTGCTCTGGCTTTTTGCTTAGCTAGATTTCTGCAAGCTTTGCAATTTGGGGTTCTTCTTGTAGTTGTTACTTTCGTTCTTGCAAACTCATCTCGGAGCTTAAAGATCCCACAGACCGTGCAGATTCTCCCGTTCTCTCTGACTTCTGTCTTGTTGTTATTCCTCAGTAGGGTAATTGGGCTTATAGCCCTCTCTTTAGGGTATCAATACCTAACCACACGACCGATGAATACAGAATATTTGCACTTCTCTCATTCGTAAGCACGATACCGATGAACCAGATCCCAATACTTTACATTATGATCTCCTCCTGCCATTTTCTATTCTACTACAGTTAAAGTAATCCCAACCTTATCTATTCAGAGAGCCTTCAAGTCTACGAGCTTCTTCATAGCTTCTCCATCGATCTTGAATTTGATCTCACGGAAACCTATCGAACGGAGGGCAAAAGCCTTAAAGCTGAATCTCTCGTATGAGTCGTCCTTAATCAGCTGATCTTCCTCTCTTGCAGGATGAATAGAAAGCTCATAGATCATAGCGAGCCCTTTCAGCTTTTCATCCAATGAGATAACTACTGTGTAGCCATCGCCTATCTCATAGCCGAATTTTTTGATCTCGGCGGTTGTTTTTGTTGGTTGCATACTAAGTATTCTGATAAAATAAAGTCTTCTATATACTCTTTAACATAATGTTTCCGTGTTTTTAGGAGTAGTACGGTATTGATATCGTCAGCATGATAGAGAGCAATTCATAATGACTTGGCGATATCAGTTTTATAAAATTCAAAGAATTTTGTATTTGTAGTATATCCAGCGACATATCCATTGTCATGGATTTTGAGATAGTCTATTTTGGGTTTTCCCTTATTAAGTTTTCAGCATCAACACGATCAATCAGGGTTACGATGAGTGCAGCTTCAGCAGGGGATATACTTCATTCCTTTTGTTTTCATTTCCTCCATATCTTTCATAAATTCATCATAATTCTTCACTCAAAATCATTGAGCTTCTCTATCTCTTTCTTCAGGAGGTAGAGCTTTTATTCTCTCTATTGTCATATCAATATCAGCGACTACATGTGCCATTATATAAGCTATAAAAAATAAAATCTCGTTTTC